AAGCCGGCGCGGAGGGCGATGACTCCATCTTCACTACAACACCCACTACAACACCCACTACAACAACATCTGCAGCAGAAAAAGAACCCGATTGGATGTCGCAAAGAAGATCACAATATGCTGGTGAAGATTTAAATGCATCGTTGTCTAGAGTGGATGCACAGCGAGAACGGCTTAACCAACTCACTCGTAGCTTGGAAACACCAACCGTTGCCTCTTTGCAATCTCCCAGTGTCTCTTCTGCACCCACTACAACACCCACTACAACACCCACTACAACACCCACTACAACACCGCAAGCCGGCGCGGAGGGCGATGACTCCATCTTCACTACAACACCCACTACAACACCCACTACAACACCAACAAGAACACCCACTACAACAACATCTGCAGCAGATACCACTACAGGACCATCTCCCAAGGGAGGCGGTTCGGGTAAGCGGAAACCTCCTACAGATGTTTCAAGGTCATCAACCACATCAGCAAATAAAGAGAAAAAGCAGAGAGAAGTAGAAGATATTCAAAAAACACTAGGACAACAGGCGCATAAGGCTAATAAAGAAATGCAAAATCCCAATTATGTTGTCCCTGCGCCTGCAACAGTGGATGGAAATACTGATAGTGATCCAAGCTGGCTCGAGGATCCCGAATGATTAATTATTAATTTTTTCGTGTAAATACTTACAGATATAATACGAGTCCACTATATCACAAACTGGATTTGATATTTTTGTTTTATCTGGAGAAACAACATTCATAAGAGGAATATTGGTATCTTCCATAAATTGTTCATACATTTTTGATTTATCAGAGTTTCCTTTGCCAGTTGCGCATTTCTTTATTGTAGTGGGAGGAACTACTTCAACTGGTATTCTGCTTTGCCATAATTTGTATTTCAAAATTCCAGTGTTTTCTGCAATATTAAATACTCTTCCTTGTGCAGTATACGCATAACCTTCAAGACAGACTTGATCTATTCCAGCAATTATTCCCATCACCCAATCCGAGATTGAATCATATCTCTCAGAATCTTCGTTATACTCTTTGAAATTTTCTCCATGGATATTATTTAAAAATGTTTTAGAATATTTTTTTGTATCAGAAAGAAAATAAAAGTTGCAGTGTTTGAAATCAAAAGGAATGGTACTGTCTGCGATACAGATAGCTGGTCCGTTCAAACTGTAATCTATTCCAGCGATAATCATCATATTATTTAGTTACAGATAAAATCCAATCCAAATAATAATCTACTCGGGTAAATGAATTTTCTATGAATTGTAATTTGCCGTCAACAACTGTTGCTGAAAAATTACTTACTATTCCTATAAGATAATTTTTTCCATTGATTTGGGCATAGACTCCACCACCCGAATCACCAAACCAAACAGTGCCGTTTAATGGAAGAACTTTAAATTGTTTTTCTTCTTTTTGTAATATTCCATAAAAGAAAAACTTTCTAAACTGACTCTGTTTTTTTATTGTTGCTCCCCATCCTGAAATATCAATTTGTTGATATTTTGAAATTTTATGTATAGATTCACATAACGGATAAGTTTCTAAATCCATTATGGGTTCATTTAATTGAATTATTCCAATATCATTTAGAACATGATTTCCTATTCCGTATACAGGATGTTTCAAGCACTGACTTATACAAAAAATTCTTCCATCTAATAATTTAACGTAATCTAATTCAGACCCGTCAATACAATGTCCCGCTGTAAGAATATAATACGGACTTATCAAAACACCACTTCCAACAAAAGAATCCATTGTGTATAACGCGACAACATTAGGGTATGAATCCGTTTGTGTTGTGCATATATCAAAGCCCTTGAATATTTTTACTTCAGGAACAGGTTCTTCTGACTTTAATATAAGATTTTTTGTTGGTTTAGAGATATTGCAACCAACTAGTAATAGAGATAAAAAAAACCAGTTAAGGACTTTACACATAATGAGCCCTCCTGATTTATTTATAAGCCTGTTGGTTTATAACAGGCTTATTTTGTTGATTATTTTATGAAGAAGTCAAATCAACGAATTCACACTTATCTCCGGAACACGCAAGTGTTTGATTGCCCACAGTGTGATCTTCTCGCTCAAAGACTACCAAGTCTCCGATCCAGTTTATTTGTTTAGGAAGTATGCTGTTTAAACTTTCCCATTCTTCTTTCGTGCATTCTTGATACGGCGCCTGTCTATAAGAATGATCAGAATGAGGTAAAAATGATATTCCACTTATTTCATCGAAATGTTCATAAACCCATGCACCAACTTCCATCCACTCAGATTCTTTCACTGTCACTGTTATACTCGGTTTATGTTCGCACCAATACCTTTGATAAGTTAACCATATCTCCAGATGCTCGATTGCAGTCAGATCGTTTCTAGTGAAAGAATTTGGACAATTAATCGGAAACGAAAACACCATCGTAGAATCTGGTTTCATCACACAAGGCTCAGCAGGAAATCCTTTTTCCAACATCATTTGACACAAAGGATCTTTTCTATCTGCACGAACTGTACGAATATAAAATTTACTGTGTCTTGGATGAATACCACTTGCAGAATCTGTTAATTGGGAAACTGTACCACTGGGTTTGATACAAGTTATTGCTGCAGCTGGATTTATTCCGATTCGTTTTGCCCAATCTTTATTAGTAGTAATTGCACTATTGCGAAGATCTTCTAGTAAAGTTTCTAATGCTTTTCCCGGATTTCTCATTATTTTGTTGTCTAAAATTCCAGTCAAAGATACTCCCAGTAGTGCCTCTTCTTGACAATTTTTTTTCCATTCTGAGGATAAATACGGAAAATAAGTCAAAGATGCCTGCCAGGTTCCTAATATGGTGGCCAGTTGTACTTTTCTTTTAAGAGTTTCTGGTGTGTCGTTTTCTCGAACAACCACTTCAGTAAGATTACAAAATTCACGGTCTCTAAGAATAATTTCTGAACAAGGATTGGTGCCCCATTCGTAATTAGGATCTCGCCTATCTCCTAGTTTTGTAACAGTTTTTTTGCATGCATCACGATTGAATATGCCGCGTTCTCCACTTTTTGATTTATATAGAGATAACCATTCTTCCATAAAAACACCAATATCAGGTTTTTCTTTGTATGCAACAGAATTATTGGATAGAGCTCGCTGAGGATTTGCTTCCCACCACTGGCCCACCTTTGCATCCCTCATTTTTTCGTCTGTTAGATTTGACAAAGAAATCAGAGCAGAACGGCGAACTCCTCCAACAACTACAACTTCAGCAATTTTACATACGATATCGTGGCATTCGATGCTCGTAAGTTTTCTGCCAGCAGCCCTTTTGAATGTATCAACGGTAAATCGGAACAAATCATTGAGCGGTTGTGGGCCAGATGCTCGACCGCCGAAGGTTTTAAGTCTTGCTCCTGCAGCTCGTATCTTCTTAAGATTCCACCTTGGAATTTGACCAGCAATAAGTAGCGAGATGAGTTCTTTGTATGATCTGGCCCAACCTGCTTTACTATCTTCCACGCAGATTTCAGTTTCTGATGGAGAAAAGTTTTCAGCGATTGTAGGAAGTTTTTCAACATATTGGCGTTCCACACTGAATCCCACACCAGTCCCACACATCAGTATATATAAAATTTCATCAAAAGCTCGAACTCGATTTACTGCAACATAACTACAATTATATCCTGCTGTGTTGTCTCTGTCCAGTGCTTCACCAGAAGTCATGAGAGATCGCATACTGGGCATGATTTCTAGATTTAAAACACTGGTTTCTAATTCATTTCGTAATTGTTTGGCAAGAGTATATTTTTGATTTTCTATCAGATGATTTTCGAAAAAATCAAAATATCGTTTAACCGTTTCTGTCCAAGTTTCTCGTCTATGTTCTTTTTCTATCCATCTGGAATATCTAGAAAGGTGAATAAATTGTTGATAAAGGGACGGTAATTCTATTTGATTTTTCATAAGGTATTTCTTTATTTATGTTGATTCAATCAAACAAGACCAAGACTCTGGAAAAAGCTTTTGAATTATTTTTGAAACGGCTTCTGCGTATTGTTGTATTTCCCATTGTGCATGAGAGTCTGATCTTTGTTTATAAAATCTGGAATATGCAGCAAGTGAACCGGTCCACCACCATTCCGTGAAAACTCCTTGTGGCAAAACAAATCTAGCCTGCTCTGGTGCAATTCCAGAATCGATCAGAGACTCGTAGTGTTTAATACAATTTTCTAGTGCATTCACATATTTTTCAGTTCTTGTATTAATTTCTTCTGGACTTTCAATAAAACCACTTGATCCTTGTTTTGCTCCTTCTGTTGGAGCTTTTCGCCAAAGTGGAATATAAAATTCAGGAGGATCTGTAACATATCTTCGAGAAACTTCATTCTCTACAAATCCTTGTTTATGTTTGAAAAATTGAGTTCGTATTGAAATAGGAGCTTTAATTCTCAATGTAATTTGTGGATGGGCAAACGGAGTCCAGTGATTATGTTTAGCAAGATATTTGATTAATTTTTGATCTTTTTCAGATAAACATTTGCTTGTGACAGATCCTGTCTGGTGTTCTTCAGCCTCCCAGTGGCTTTCCTTTTGAAAAGAAACTCGAGCAGCATTCACAACAGTGAGATCGTTCCCCAAGTGATCTACGTAATCAACATATCCTCGATTGAGGACTTCTATTCTGTTTAGGTTAGATGGGGTCATTTGTTGACGGTTGCTGCGTAATCTAGTGCGCGCTTAAATACATCTGGATGAACTTCTCGAACATACTCAATAAAATTAGAGGTAAATATAAGATATGCGTCTTCAAACTCTTCTATCTCTTCTGGTGTCATATTTTCAAAATCATTATTCATGTTTTTCTCCAATCATTAAAATTTAACATAGCAGACAATCCGGAATAAATATTTTTTTCTATTATATCAGATACATTAATTCCTTGCAATACCATATCGTTTATATCTTTTGATTTATTTTCCTTTGGCCAAATACAAACTCGTTTTCCCGTTTTTATTAATTTCTCTAAAATCTTAACTATTTCTTTGTTTCTGGGTTCATTGTCCAGAACATATATCGCATCTGTTATTCTAAATCTAGATTCTATTTCTTGAAAATTACTAGATCCAAGACACCCAACTGCATTATTTAAAAACATACTGTCTATTGGACCTTCTACTACTATAACTGTTTTATTTCGATTTATTTTATCTATATTATAACATAAAGGATCATCGTTTACTCTAATAGTTATATACTTTGTTTCGTTTCTAGATCCTTCTAGTATTCTTCCTTGTATTCCTTGCAATTCACCTGATTCATTCATTATGGGAATAATCAATCTGGGTTCTTCAAATAAATTATATTTTGGATTTATTTGCTTTGCCAGTTCTGCAAAATTTTCAGTGTAACCAAAACGATTGAAGTAATTATCTAATTTTCTAGATCGAAGATATTTTTTACATACATGATCTTCGGGTAGTTCTGAAATAGATACATAAGAGTATTTTTTGCAAATTTTTGCTGGTTTTGGATACAGATCTTTGATTTCTGGTTTAATATAATTTGATTTATTATTTTCTCCCTTAGCATATCGTTCTAATGCATATTGTTTGCACAATATTGGTGCCATTCTTTCCAAAAAATTGTATATATTAAGTCCCGCTCCACAGTTGTGGCATTTAAAAAAGAAATCGTTATTTTTTTTGAAAAAATAACCACGAGCTTTGGTTTTACTCTTCATTGAATCGCCACATATAGGACAACGACAATTTGCCAATTTGGTTGATTTCCACTTGAATTTTTTCAATAATGGAGAAACCAAATTAATATATTTAACATCAATATATGAACACATTTAAAAATTCCAAGCAGATGCATTAGGAATACGTTTTGGAGTTAGATCTACTTTTTCTGTAGAAATAGGAATTGTTTGTTGATCTCGTTTAACATCAAACAGTTTCATTTTTGATCTATTAATTCCTACTAAAAATTTCCTATTAACAACTGTATCATTATATCTGTTTTTCAGTTGTTTGATTAGAATTTGATTCATTTCATCCAGTTCATCATTCGAGATCATAGCAAACATAAAGTCTGCTGTTGCAGGAAGACCAAACGATTCTGATGTGTCTTCTAATCCTATATCGCTGTTTCGATATCCTGTTCTATTTACTTGAGTTGCACTGAAAACTGGAACATTGTATTCTACTGCCAATCCTCTGAGTTCTTCTGCAATACATTTGATATAGGTATATGAATTAATATTATTTGAATTTTTAAGCCTAGAAGAAGAACAAATATTCAAATAATCAATAAAAATAATATTGGGACGAAATCGTTTTTTCAACCAAAGTTCATCGAGTAAAAATCTGAAATGATTTGCGTTTGCTGTTGCTGTCGGATATTCTTTTATGATTAATTTACCAGTTACAACTTCAGATATATTCTCAATTCTTTTATTATACATGGTTTGGGATAACTTTTTTA